CGGAAACTTTCTGCGCCGAATGCATCAAGGGATTTGGCTCCATCTGAAAATTCAACAGTGAACGCTGCCACTATTCCGCATCGCTGATTGAAATGAGCAATCACCTCGCACCGCTGCCAGCTTTCGCAGTAATCGACTTCGCACACTGTGCCGACTGGTGGCGGGCCTTCGCCGGCCCATGCCGCAGGACGAGGCGTCTTGAACTGGATGGCGTTCGGAAAGTGGTTATAACGGGTTTCACCATCACCGCCGCCGTAAGGATACGAGCGGTTATCGCCAACGATCATGTAAGCCTGATCGCCATACCAAACCTGTTTGATGGCGCCCCGCACTACCAATCCGTGCCCAGTCGCCCAATCTGGCGCCTTACTCCAATCAATCTGTGTCATGGTCTTATCCCTCGGTCTTATGTACGGTTGGTTTGCGCTGGTCTTTCTTTATGGCCCGGTCGATCTGCTTGCGGAGCCAGTCAGGGCTAAGGTGGAGCTTGAAGCCTTCCCACTCTTCATCGCTTAGGCGTATCGGTCTTGTCTTGCGTTCCATTGGTGATCCTCTGGTCTGGTACTGGCAAAGCCCCAGTTAAGGGGCTTGAGGTTGGCGGGGTTGGTTATTCGCCTTTGCGATACTCGCGAGCATCGGCCATGCATTCTTCTTTGATAGCCAGATATTGCCGTTGGTGCGCAGTGCTCGGCGTGCCTTGCCAGCTATTGCGGCTGCATTCGCGAGCCAGGCGAACACAGAATTTCATTTTATATTCAGTGAATTTGCTCATCTCATCTTGCTCCGTTGTTCGTTTCTGTTGTGCTTACTGTAGATGCGAATGCATATGCGGTCAAGAACATTCGCGCACAAAAAAGCCCGACATCGCCGGGCTTGTGTAATTCGCGTTCGGCCTAGTATCGACCGCCCCAATGGTCCTGCTGCGTCCACTTTACGCCGCGCTCAGCCGCGAAGGCTTCCATGACCTCAAACATATCGCTAAACCACTTCTGCGATTGCTTGCGGGTCGATATGCCAAGGACAACGAAGCCGCCGTCTAGCCCAGGCACTGCGCGCTGCTTCTCAACCGAGGCGCTGAAAATGTGCTTCCAGTCCTCGTCCTTGAGTTTCTGGCCGTACCACTCGACCTGCTTTGAAACGTCGCGCAGCATGGCCCACATCTTCCGATTGCTTGGGTCGCTGCGCTTCTCGTCGTTGATGCTTACCTGTTGAGGCGTATCAAGCGATACGCCAGTGATAAAGCCAAGGATGCGCGCCCGGTCTGACTCAGTGGAAAGCTTGAAGTCCATGGTCAGACCTTCTGTGCGCGCAGAGTGGCTTCGTACTTGTCGACAAGCACCTTGAACGACCACAGGTCTTCCTCAAGCTTCTCGATGTAGTCATCATCGCGTTTGAATTCTTGCAGCCATAGCTGACGCCCTACAGGCCTTAGAAGCGGGCAGTACATCCCGACATGCCACCATTTTTTGCCCGCAATCCACATGCAACCCATGACTTGGTCCATGATTCCGCTGGCGTCGTTATCGATATGGAAGGAGCGGAGCTTCTCGGGAGCCAGGAAGCACTTGTATTCAGAGCCGCCGTCAGTGCCAATGAATCCATCAGCACTTGCGCCAAACGCGCCGTCGTCAGTCTTAACAAGGCCTACCTGTTCAACGACAAGCCCTGTCTGGATTTCGTGTTCCATACGCGCCTCCGGCTCCAATTCATGGCCTCGGCGCATTTGCCACGTTTCGAATCCATTATCCAGCGGCTTGCCGCCGATCCGTTCAACTGCCAATTGGAACGCATAGTCGAGTGCTGCCGACGATGGCTCTCCAACTGTTTCGCCATCAAGTGCGCGCTGTACAACTTCGGCGCGTGGAGCAGCCTTGTATCCAGCCAGGTCGCGAGACTTGGCTTCGCTGTGTCCGGCCAACATCGCCTCAACATAGGTTCGCTGTTGCACTGTCAGCCCATTAACCTTGGAGCGCGCGGTGGTAAACATGCTGGCGGTAATGCAGCCGGCGCGCTCTTGAAGCCAGATATCAGATCCTTGCGTGCAGTTGACGACAATCATTGGGCTGCCTCCAGCTTGGATTTATGGACAGTGACAGCAGTCTTCACCGTGGAGTAACCATTGGTATCTCCTGACGCTTGAAGGACTTTCAGGCTTGCCTGCCAAACCTCTTTCAGTTCATCCGGCGTAGTTGCCTGCCCTACGCGCTCAAGGATGTCCGCGACAACCTGGGCGCGCATATCATCCGTGTCAGATCCATCCGCACCCTGACCATCATCGTCGCGAGTTTCGCCAGTTGTGATATTCAACAAGGCGCACATGACGTAACGCTTTCCGTAAGTGGTGGATGAGCCGACCGCCTGAACGTCGTTACGGCCTTTGCCGATATCGACCGGTAAGCTCAAGGTTGTTTCCTCGCGATGGCCACCGCGATGCATCAGGATCCCGGTGACCTTGATCGCCTTGTCTGCGTTCTCTACCTTGAAGGTGATGGCGAACCCGTGCCGCTGCATGATCGGCTTCAGGGTATGAGTAATGTGATCAAGTGTGGCGTATGAGTTGCCAGTGTGTAGGTTTACAGCGCCTTCGAATACCGTGGGGATGTTGCACTGCATTTCAGCCATGGCCGAGTTGAATTCCTTGGAGGCGGCCTTGTCTTGAAGGCGTTCATGCATCTCAAGGAGTTTTTCTAGCTTCACAACATCAACCGCCGGATCGCTTGCTGCCCGACTGATAGTGGCAAGAACGCTGTCGTTTGACTCTGCTTGTATGGTTCGGATCTCATTCATGGTCTTATTCCTGATACTTTAAAGTGGCTGAACAGTTATCTTTTGGTGGCTGGCCATTATGACCATTACACCACCTCGTTATGGTTGGCTGGCTGACGCCAAAAGCAATAGCAGCCTCGCCGGATGTTTCAAATTCTAGGCCGTTGACAGTCCATATTTTAGAACGTCTTGTGTTCGCTGCCTGTTCGTATCTTGTTGCCCATCTACAATTTTCTTTGCTGTAGCCAAGATCATTGTCTCGGCGGTCTATCGTGTATTTCCTTGATGGCCTAGAGCCCATATCGCGGTAAAAGTTTTCAAATGAATCGCGCCACTCGGAGCAAACCTCTATGCCCCTTCCACCGTAGTTCGGGTAACCTGGATTGTCTTGGTTGTGACAACGAGAAAGCATGTTCTTCCATATTGAGAACTCAGTTGTTCCGGTCATCCCGTGGGTGGTGCATCGTTCCACCGTAGCAGCCGCAACTCTACACCCGCAGGATTGTGACAACCCAGTCTTGAGAGATGCGCCATGAATAACCTTCAAGTTCCCGCAATCGCAAACGCAATTCCATTGAATCTTTTTATGGTGCCGCTCAGGATTCTGAGAAATTACCACAATCATTCCGAAGCGCTTTCCAGTGATATCAACAAATTTCATTTATCAAGCCCACAAAAAAAGCTTTGATTTGCACCGGTGAGAATCCTGGGAAGGCTCGGATCGACGGCTAGTCAACCAACCCAGAAACGGTGCAAATCAAAGCTTTATCAGCCGTCGATCCTAATTCTGCTTTGCCTTCTCACGGGCTCCACATACAGAACTTTAATCTATGTCGCTCGCTTTAGAAAGAGATTGTTACGTTTGGCACTTCGCCGCGGGCGATCTTCAGAACGATGGCCTTGGCCAGTTCTTCGGAGACGTTCATGGACATGATCGCTTCCTTGGCTGCGCGCATGATCTTGCCTTTGTGCTTGGTATCGGCTTCGCGGATCTGCTGTTGGCGGATGACCTCGTCGGCTGCTGCCTTCTGGCGGTCCTCTTCATCTTTTTTGGCCTTCGCAACAGCCAGCTTCTGGCTTTCGATAGCCGCCAGGCGGTCACTCTCGGCCTTTTGCTCTGCCTCGATCTTTTCCCGCTTTGCCTGTTCGGCTTTTCGCTCGGACTCGGCTGCGGCCAGCTTTAGATCGTTCTCGCGCTTCTCGGCTGCGGCCTGGTTGTCACGGTCGCGCTGAGCTTGTGCATCGCGTTCAAGCTGAGCCTTTTCTTCAGCTTCGCGAGTAGCACGCTCAGAGGCTTCTCGGGCGATACGGTCTTCGTGATCCTTCTTATCGCGAGACTCTTTCTCTTCGCGAAGCTTGGCAAGCTCGGCTTGCTCATTTTCATACTGCTGGCGTGCTGACAGGGCTGCACGTAACTTGGTTAGTACATGTTCCTTGGTGCGCGAGGCTTCGGCTTCAAATTCTTCGAAGCTCTCGCCTATTTCTATGGCCTCCGCAGTAGTTATGATGCCGTGCAGCTCAGATGCAGCCAATGTTTCGATATTGGCAGTAAGATCGGAAATCGCCTGAATCGCGTCTACATGCCGATCCTTGCGAGCCGTCTCAGCAGCTTCCCAGTCATCCAGGGGCTTGCGGACTTCCTTCTGCCATGATTCCAGCTTGTCCCACACACGCTTGCGCTCAGCGTCGATCAGCTTTGGCACTTCCTTCTGTTCGGCAGATAGCTTCTTGCCTACAGCATCCAGCGCAGTCTTGGACTTGGCGATCTTGTAAGCCATAGAGGCATACATCTCACGGCCTTTGTTGGTCTTGAGTTCTGGCAACGTTTTATTGAATTTGTCGATCTCGGCGCGGACCTGCTGAAGCCAAGGCTCAAGGCCTTCCTTTGCGGTGAACACAGCGAGCGCTGTTTCTGTTGGTGGTACCGCTACGAGTTCTTTCGATTCCGTGGTCATCTGGTCTTTCCTCTGGTCAAAAAAAATGCTTCAAAACGACTGTCGCCTTTCGGCGTTGGCGGACGGGGATTGGTACCCGCACAGTCGTTTTGAAGCATTACCAATTCAGAGCCCGCCAAGGCCTGTTCAACGGAGCGAACAATAATTCAACCTGCTTCTGCTAGCAAGGACTTTAGATCAAAACTTGGCGCCGAATCCTTCGACCCATCCGGCAGCCACAGGGCTAGCATCTCGATCGTGTGCCGGCCTTTCTTCTTACGCTGGATTCCGCCTCGGTATAGTTCGCCGCGGAGGATCTTGTGAAGCTCGTCGGCAGCGCAGTAGCCGACCCTGATCGGGATCATGGACTGAACCTTCAGCAGTTCTTCTGCGCGGACCAGCAGCGATACCAGTTCATCCACATGGATGGTTACCATCTTACGTCCGGACTGATGCGCCATGGATGCTTCGGCCTTCAGCGCCGTGAAATCGATACTGCTTGAGCTTCTCATGTCTTGCCTCCAATCAGTTTTTTGATCAGCGCGTATTGGTAAGCCTTTCGCAGACGTTCTGGATCAGCATCCAATTCGCGACCTATGCCAGGCCAGGTCGAGCCGCGCTGATGCATGTCGTGCACCTTGCGGATCAGATCAAGGCTGAATCCTGATGGACGGCCGGCTCCTCGCCCATATCCATCAAGCCCCTTTGTGATGCCGTTCAGTTTGAGATGCGATATTTGTTTGGCTATCAGCAGCGCATCTCCGCCGAGACCTTGAGCGATGCGCTTCCATGAACAGCCTTCCTGCCGAAGCTCGTAAGCCAGAGCTAGGTCGTCTAGGTTCATTTCAAGGCCTCATAAAAAGCGCGTGCTTCGTGGCGCCTGGTATCTCGCAGAGCGCCGCATTAGCTTCGTGTTCGGTCAATGCCGTGCGAGCCTCTGAATCGCCCTTGATCAGCCAGGCATCAGGCTTGCAGGAGCATGGGAGTCGGCCCTGGTTGCAATCGCACAGCTTCGGTGTGGCCTGTCTCAACCTGCGATAGTCGCAAGCACCCTTGATGCCTTCACCCATCATAGCCTCAACCACAATCCACTTTTCACCCTTGGCCCGGATCGCCTCAGCCTCGTCTAGCTGCGCATCCGTCCAGCGCGGAGTTCTGCTCATTGATTAAGCTCCTTGACCTTGTCGAGGCGGGCGCGGGCCTCCCATGCTTCTTGCGCAATCTGAAGTCTTCCCTTGCGTAGCACTGGGGTTCGGCACCACCACTTTTCAAATTCGACATTTTCATCTAGCGCCACCGCTACCGGCGCGGGCGCGGAGGTGATTGCTCGCCTGATATCAAGTGCAATTCCAGCCAGTAGATCGCCGCATTTATCAAGATGATCATGCAGAATATCTGTGTTGATGCGACTTTGATGCTCGCAGACCAGATACAACTGCCGCAGCGGATTACGGTTAGCAAGATCGGCAGCAATTTTCATCAGCACCAGACCGTCATGGCGCTCCACCAACCCAAGTGGTTCCTCGCTATGGCCTGCGATCTTGCCCAAGCAATCGCGCTTTGACTCCGGCCATGCTTTTACGACATCGGAGCATTTCTTGCAGTGCTCAGCGAGAGTCGGTTCCTCGCTATGGTTGGCGTCTAACAACTTGCGCAATTCTGCATACAGTGGGCTCGGCTGAGGCTCGTCGATGGCGCGTATAAGACGCTCCGCCAGCTCCCGCGAGATTTCGATTTTATTGGTCATAGTTTTACTCGCACTGCAATGCATCGTTGAAGGATTCGACTGCGGCATCAGCGCGGCAGCCACCAAGTCGGAAATATAGTTCCCAGTCGTGAACGGCATCCAAGCAAGATTCTGGTCGCCCAAGGTTCAGCCACATTCGTTTGATAGCGGCCATGAATGCCTCACGCTCGTTCATTCGCTTGCTCCCGATTCGGTGGGTTTGAGGGCGGCGGCAATCTTGCAACCGGATGCGTGCCCGTCTTTCTGCGGCTCTTTGCACTCAAGGCAGTAGTAGCCGCCATCGCGGTGGTAATGCTCGTCGTAGGGCTGCCACTCCCACTGGTGTTCTTCAAGCAACTCGACCAACTCCGCATTCCGCTGCTCGGCGGCTGTCAGGCGATCGACCAAGCCACCATTACCCTTGCGACTCCTGGCCAGCTCGGCTTTAAGGTCTTCGCACATCATATGCGC